AAGTCATCGTGAAGGACCTGAGAGCGGATATCATGGATATTAAGGAAGACCTGGCCTACTACTGTGAGAGATTCGGTGATATTTCCGTCGTTGATGTTATCCCGATGGAAGAGAAGCAAGAAAGCCTGTGGAGGACGTAATATGATTCTAACTGGAAATGAAATCAAGCTCCAGCGAGAGGCTGGGAATATCATCATCAGCGATTGGGATGAGACACGATTGGGACCAAACAGCTACAATCTGCGGCTGTCCCCTGAGCTGATGGCCTACAAGGAGGCTGTCCTGGACCCGAAGCAGGACAACCGGACGGGGCGGCTGATGATCCCAGAGGAGGGCCTGGTGCTGCACCCTGGGCGGCTCTACCTGGCCAAAACCATGGAATATACCGAGACTCACAACCTGGTCCCCATGCTGGTGGGCCGGTCCTCCATTGGACGCCTGGGCATCTTTGTCCACGTGACCGCCGGGTTTGGAGATGTGGGCTTTTCTGGGAACTGGACCCTGGAACTGACCTGCGTGCAGCCGGTGCGGGTGTACCCCGGCATGGAGATTTGCCAGATTTATTATCAGACCACTACCGGCGAGATTTTAAGCCAGTATCACGGAAAGTACCAGGGCAGCCGGGATGTGGTGGCCAGCCGGATCTATCAGGAGTGGAGCAATGGACAGAGAGACAGGGAAGATCAAAATCTGCCCGGTGTGCAAGACGAAATTCCTTGCGATCGCTAAAAACGAAATTTATTGCAGCAGAAAGTGCTATATCGCTAAGCGGTATGGAAAGCCAGCGAAGAAGAAGGAGGAAACCCCGTGACAAGAAAAGAAATTCTCGCCGCTGCGGAGAAGTGCGTTTGTGGAGATCGGGAGCAGGATTATGGAATTCCAGAAAATAGCTTCCGTTTGATTGCGGAATTCTGGCACACCTACCTCAGTGCGAAGTGTGTTGCCGCTGGGGTCCATGTGCAGTTAGAGCCGGAGGATGTGGCGGCCATGATGGCCTTGCTCAAGATTGCCCGGGCATCTGTAACCCCGGAACACATTGATAGCTGGATTGATGGCGCGGGGTATATGGCTTGCGGCGGGGAATTGGCGACGCTGGGGGGAAAAGATTGAGTATCACAAAAGGAATGTTTACCAGCACAACGGATCTCTGGGAAACACCGCAAGCATTTTTTGACCAACTCAATGCAGAGTTTTGTTTTTCCCTGGACGCATGCGCTCTGCCGTGGAATGCGAAGTGTGAAAGATATTACACCCCAGAGCAAGACGGATTGTCTCAGCCCTGGACCGGTGTTGTATGGTGCAATCCTCCCTATGGACGGAAGATCGGGAAATGGGTCGAAAAAGCGGTTGCCAGCGTTTCAGAAGGTGCCACGGTTGTGATGCTGCTGCCAGCCAGAACGGATACGCAGTGGTTTCACCGGTACATCTATTACCAGGCAGAGATCCGGTTTGTGCCCGGCCGACTAAAATTTGGCGGCGCCAAATGGAATGCACCGTTTCCGTGCATGGTTGTGATATTTAGGCCGGGGAGGGAAGAACAGAGATGACGCAGGATGGGATGGAGTGAGCCTAAAAGATTTGATTGCTGATGTGAACGTCAACGAGATTTGCGAACACATCGAAACCGAAACATTGTCAGAATGGGTGAACGCATGGCAGGAAGCCGCCATCTCCGCCCTCCGCCCCATCAGCCGGGAGTGCGGGAACAAGGCTGCAAAGAAGATCGTGCAGGAGGTACTGAAAAATGATTAAAGCGGAAGAATTAGCTAAGAAGATGCGAAAACAGCGTTGCCACCACTGCAAGGACGGGAGAAGCTTTGATGGACAATTTATTTTTTGCGGGAATAAAGGCCTCTTTTCCCTACATTTTTGTCCGGGATGCGGAGCGCCGCTTACTGAAAACGGGGAAGAAATTTTGGTGGGGAGATTGAATGAGGCGCTGAAAGATGGCAAGGGCGATTGATGCCAATGAACTGATGGTTGAAATCCAGGTATGTAGCTGGGATAGCGAACAGGATAAGGAGCGAGCAGAGGATCTTGTTTTGGGTATGCCCACCCTCACCCCGCCGAACGAGCCGCTGACGCTGGAGGAGCTGCGGGAGATGAAAGGCCAGCCTGTCTGGACGGTAACGACAGGACTTGATGGCTCTGGACGATGGGAACTTGTTTGCGACGTGGACTATGAAGATGTGCTCGAAATGGCAAGTTGTGTGGACGGGTTTTATGCCATCGAAATGGATACCTATGGGTCTACATGGACTGCCTACCGCCGCCCGCCGGAGGGAGAAGTATGATAAGTCAAAACGACATAGAGTATTTGCAGGACATGGTTGAGCGGGAGCAAATGACCGCAGATGAGGCAAACGTGGAAAAAGTGCTCACTCAGCGGGTTCTTATCGTGAAGTCTCTGCCAAAAACAGTGAGAGCCGCCTTAAATGCAGCGGTTCGTGACGGAAAACTGAGACACAAAAGGAAAGAAGGCCGAAAACCGGAGGTCTATTATCATCCAAATTTTGAATATTTGGCAAACGCAGAACGAAAGCGAGTGGAAAGAGAAACGCTTGTGGCGTTAATTGGGGTCATCGTCCCGCCGGAGGGAGAGGAGGAAAACTGATGGACATTGAAAAGTTGATTGAGCAACTAAATGAATATTTTGAAGGGAAAGAATTGGAAAGGGGCGTTGCGCTTGATGCTGCTACCGCCCTCTCCACGCTCCAGGCTGAAAATGAGAAGTTGCAGAAAATGTACCAGGAAGAAAAAGTAATTTGCCATGAAACCCAACTTGAGTTGGAGCGGATGAAGAAAATAATGAGAAAGAATGGAATTATGGTTATCCCATCAGAATATCCCGGCAGCACAGAAAAGTGGAATATTCAGAAGCCACGCGATCAGAAGGAGGATTTCATTTAATGAATAAATGCAGTCTGTTTGATATGAGCTTTTCAGAAATCATTGAGGATATTTTTGGGGTTTCATTTGATCGCCTGTGGGAACTGGCCTTGGCGGACAGAGAGAGGCGGTGCGTGGTGATGCCGTGCCAACCTGGGTATAAAATTTCATACAAGAGCAGCACAGGATTTTGGTGCAATGCGGTTATTAAGGATTACACGCCTGAAAATATATTTATCACGGCGGAGACTGAAATACCGAATGCAGAGCCATTAAGTCATACATTCTCGATTTTGGAAATTGAGGCCGCACTACGGAGGGAAAAGGAATGAAGGAGTACATTGAAAGGGCAATGGCATTTGCCGTTTTGGTTGATTTTCCAGGAGAATTATCCCCTGAAAATATTGGTCTTGCTGTAGCACGGAAAGCGATAGATGCCCTCCCCGCCGCTGACGTTGCGGAGGTGGTGCGCTGTAAAGATTGCCAATATTACCAGGACGCAAAAACCAACAAGAAGGGGTTTCTGATTTGCCCAGCGTTCGGAATGGAAATTACCGAAACGGATTATTGCTCTTATGGCGTTCGCATGGGCCAGGAGGATAAGCATGAGGTTAAATGCGCAAAATGTGGGGAAATAAAAGAAATAATCTGCACAGTGGACGGGAAACCGTGGTGTGAAGATTGTTTGGATAGGGCAATGGGATGGCCGTTACACTTGACGAAATCATCGGAGGTGCAGAATGAGAGAAATCCTTTTCAAAGCTAAGCGGCTGGATAATGGCGAATGGGTGGAAGGGTACTACGTTGAAAGAGACAACAAATCTTGGATTTACCCGGCAGGCAATCAGGTAATCAGCAAGTCTTTAGCGAGAGAACTTCGCCCATTTCATAGCGCAAAAAGCACGCAGCGAATTATGAAGGAGGTGTTTCCTGTTGCCCCCTCCACGGTCTGCGAGTACACCGGAATGACCGATAAGAACGGAACGAAGATTTTTGAGGGGGATATCATCCATTGGACGAACTGGAACGGCGAACAAAAAGAAGCCCCTGTATGCTATGACCAAGAGTGGAATAGATTTTGTGTTTGGTTGAATGGCGCTGAAAGCATGGGCGTAAATATGCATCTGTCAACGAGCAGAATTGAGGTCATCGGCTCCATCCACGACGGGGAGGGCGGACAGCATGAGGGCAATGAATGACAATCTTAGCGATTGACCCAGGGGACAAGCAGAGCGCCTATTGCTTCATAGACAGCGAGGATCTACGTCCGCTGCGGTTTGCCAAAGCAGAAAATGCCGAGGTCCTTTTGGTGCTCCAGTTGGAGAAGTATGATCTTGTGGTGATTGAGCGTTTGGCAAGCTATGGCATGCCGGTTGGACGCAATGTTTTTGAAACCTGCGAATGGGTGGGGAGATTCACGCAAGCAGCACAGAAGCCAGTGGACTACATATACCGCCAGGATGAAAAACTCCATCTCTGCCATGACAGCAGGGCCAAGGATGCCAATATCCGCCGCGCACTGATTGACCGATTTGCAACCCATGATCTAAAAAACGGGAAGGGGACCAAAAAGAACCCAGATTGGTTCTATGGGTTCTCTGCCGATGTATGGGCGGCCTATGCGGTAGCGCTGACGTATATAGAACGAAAAAAGTAAAAGGGGATGGGAGAAATGGAGGGGTTTCCGGAACGTCTGCGAAAGCTACGGACCAGACGGGAGATAAGCCAAAAAGTGCTGGCGGAACTATGCGGAATGAACAAGCATAGTATCGGAAGATATGAACGAGGAGAACAAGAACCGTCGTTGCAGACGCTGATTGAATTGGCTGATTTCTTTGAAGTTTCTCTTGATTATTTGCTGGGAAGGGAAATTTTTTCAAAAAACCCCTTTTAAGGGGTCATGCAGGAGAAAAAGTATGGCAAAATGAGGGTGCAAGGGGCGTTTTACGTTCCCTTGTACCCTTCTATGTCGCCGGGCCCGAGGTGGCGCAGCGTATCGGGCGTAGCATTTCCTTCCCAAACGCGGCGGTTCGGGGGGCCGGCCGCCGCGTTCCCTATCACCCGGCCAGAGCAGATTTTGGTGCAACTCCAAAACGGGTGACCATTCCCAGCTAGGGAAATTTGATGGAAGGAGATTGTGCTTCTATCGAATCAGTTCTGTGCTTTGCGGCCGCGAAGCGAACCGAAGCACGTACTATTCGCCATTTTGCTGAAAACTTCGCTGGGGTGCTAAAGTACACGGTGCCCATGGATAAGGTGTGTGACAATTTAAGCATAGGTACGTGTGACGGTGTAAACAGGCCTGCGGAAAGCCTGACAAAACCCGCAACATACCCCGCAAGGGGTATCTGGTCCGCTATCTCAAATGGTCAGAGCGCCCGGCTCATAACCGGGGACATCCTGGTTCGACTCCAGGGCGGACCACCATACAGGAACGTAGCTCAAGTGGTAGAGCAGCGGTCTCCAAAACCGCGTATCCGGGTTCGAGTCCTGGCGGTCCTGCCAAATGGCGTCATACTCAAGTGGTCGAAGAGGCCGGGCAGGTATGTCCGGTAGGGCGCAGTGGTTTGCTGCGTTGCGAAGGTTCAAATCCTTCTGGCGCCCCCGTGGCAATTTTCTGGTATTGCCTCCTGTTTTGATAGATAAGCGCCGGCCCGGAAAAGGCGCTCGGTGCCCCCAGCGGGGGGCGCTGCCCCAGTGCAATTCTGGTTGGGCCTTTTGCTGAAATAGCTCAGAGGGAAGAGCGGCTGATTTGTAATCAGCAGGGCCGCGGTTCAAGGCCGCGTTTCAGCTCCAGAACGGCAGCGGGAAAGACTGTTGCTGAAAAAAACATCACCGAAAGGGGACACCAACACATGAAGAGAAACAAGGACCTGAGAAAGTTTTTCGGCAAGAAGCTCAAGGACACCGTGACTGGTGTGGTAGGCACCTGCACAGGCAGCGCCAATTATCTTGGCGGTGATGATATGGTTCTACTTGCTTACAGAGACAGCACGGGCGCGGCCAACGAGGGGTGGTATCTCTTCGGGCGGTGTGAGGTGCTGGGAGAGGCAGAGGACACCGCCGAGGGTTGAGATGCGCAGGTGGGGAAGCGGAAGAAAGGACTGGGTAAACTTTGCTGAGAGAAAACATTCGCCCCACGGAGGCGGAACAGGAAGCCTGGTACGAAACCCTGGCCAAGGTGAGCAGCGAAAGTCTGGCCTTCTTCTACTGCTGCATCAGTTTTGACCTGCCCTTTGAACTGGAGGCCATTCCACGGGACGATCCATCGTCCCCGTGGCTGGCCTACCTGGACAACCTGCACATCAAAAAACTGGATGTGGGGAAGGACGGGGAAGCCTATGGGTTCCTGGATGGGCTGACGGATATCACGAAAATCTTCGGGAATCTGAAAAAAGGGGAGTTCAGTAAGGCGGTCGACGCAGAGGTGGCGGCCAGGACAAATAAAGAACCGGGCACGAAAGCGCAGAGGAAAACGTGGGGGAGCGGAGCGACGGGAAAACAGTACAGCACGGAGGACTACAACCGGCTGGATGAGCTGTTTTCGACGTACTCCGCCCGTCTTGTATCTGCGGGTGGCTACGACACACAGCAGGAATACATTCTTCGGTTGTGTTGCCGGATGACCATGGACATGGAGAAAATGTTGGCGGCGGGACAGGTAGACAAGGCTCAGAAACTGAACAAGATGATCCAGGAAAACCTGGCTTCGGAGAATCTGCGAAAGAAGGACGCCAAGCCCATGGAGGAGTTTCGGCTGGACAGCTGGGCGGACGCGCTGGAGGAAGCGGGTCTGACCAAAAACGGGAAACGATGTGACCCGGATGAAATGTTTCGGATCTTGTTTGGAAGACCGCCGAAGTATCCCTACACCAAGGATGCGGTGGAGCAGATGATCTTGATAAACGAAAACAGGATGAGAAGCAACGATGGTCTTCCGGAACTTCCTGTGTTGCCGGATGATATGCGCTTGGAAGACACTCTTGAGGAATTTGAGGAAGAGCAGGGGAGCCGGGAACAAGAGGCCTATGAAAAACTTGGGCTGGTAAAAATGCCGCCAAAAAGAATCGAGTGAGCGAAGGGGGGAACTGCATGGCGAGGCGAACGGGGAAAGTTTGGATTTCCTCTTTGGGCTGGGTATCGAAAAAACCTACG